CCAGGAGTTCCCTTTGAGTGTGACCATGCTTGGCGGCGTTGGCCGCCCTTCTTTCGCTGAATCCGAACGCCGCCGGCGCGAGTTCGTACGTCTCGTCACCGCTGGCACTTCGTTCGCCGACGCCGCCGCTCAGGCGAAGATCAAGCCAGAGCGCGCATTGAAACTGCTCGACACGCCCGAACTGCGCCAGATCATTTTCGCGGTCGAAGCGAGCGAGATCATGGCGAAGGCAGCGTGACATGGCTGCGGCTGAACCATCCGCGCGCCGCACGCAAGCAGTGAAGCTCGCCGACATTCCTTTCGAGATACGCATGCGCGCTGCGCGGCGCGAGGCGTCGAAGGCGAAGACGTCAAGGGAAGCCGAGCAGCTCCTCGCTGCCGCGTTGCATCCCAGCGATCACGTCTACTACATCGCAGCTTGAAAGTCTGCAGCGAACCCGGTTGCCCTGTGCTGACTAATCATCGCGACGGTCGGTGCGATGCGCATAAGCGCAAGCCATGGTCGGGAACTGCGCCGCGTTTGCGCGGACGCCAGAAGACGGAACGCAACCGTCGTGTGATGCGCCGGCATCGCGGCGTCTGCTACGTCTGCCATCGCGGCGGCGCGGACGACGTCGATCATGTGATTCCTGTCGCGCATGGTGGCGCTGATGACGAATCGAACTTGCGGCCGATCCACAGCGAGCCTTGTCATCGAGAGAAGACTCAGCTCGAATCGTTGGAGGGCCGGGGTACCACCCCTAAGACGATCGCGTGACCCCCGCAGGCTTCAGTGGCTCGCGCCATGTACGCATCACGGGGGTGTTCTGTAGGCAACTGAGACAACGTCTCCGCGCACGGCCCGCGAACTTTCCGGCCGGCCACTCCTTCACGGAGGTCAAGCACGATGGCCCCGAGCCCGAAGCAACCCGGCGCACGCGTGCGCCGCAACAAGGATCAGTCGCAGTGGCGCACGCTTTCAGCGGCGAAGCCGTTCAAGCCGCCGGTCGCGCCGCGACAGTGGAGCCCGCAGACGAAGCGCTGGTGGAAGCTGATCTGGGACTCGCCGATGGCGGCTCTCTGGATCGAATCCGACGTGCCCAACCTGATCGCGCTCGGCGACCTGATGGAACTGCCGAAGAAGAGCGCCGAGCACTACGCCGAGATCCGGCAGATGCGCGCCCACTACGGCCTCACGCCCGCCTCGAGGAAATCCCTCATGTGGCACATCTCGCCGGCCGACGAAGAGGACGCCGAGACCGCAAAGCCAGCGCGGGTTCGCCACCTTAGGGCTGTCGCTAGCTGATGGCCTCGCCGCGCTGCCGCGACTGCGGCGGCACGACCTGGACGCCCGACGGGGTCTGCAAGGCGTGCAACACGTTTCCGACGCTCGGCTTCCTCGTCGCCGACTTCATCGAGGCGAAGTGCGCGATCCCGGACCGCGACCAGGTCGGCGAGCCGCTCGTGCTCACGGACGAGCAGCTGCGATTCCTGCTCTGGCACTACCGGATCCGGCCAACGACGAAGTTCGATCAGCGCTCAGGCGTCTGGAAGCTGCCGTTCTACTTCACCCGCGGCTCGCAGCTCGTCCGCCCCCAGAAGTGGGGCAAGGGGCCGTTCGGCTCGACGATCATTTGCGCCGAGGGCGCAGGCCCGGCGTTCTTTGACGGCTGGGATGCGAACGGACAGCCCGTCGGCAGACCATGGGCAACCCCTGTGATCCAGGTCACCGCGCTCGCCGAGGATCAGACGAACAACGTCTGGTCGGCGCTGATGCCGATGATCGAACTCGGCGACTTCGGCGCCGACATCACCGACACCGGACTCACCCGGATCAACCTTCCCGGCGGCGGCCGCATCGAGCCGGTCACGTCGGCAGCAAAGACGCGTCTGGGGCAGCGCATCACGTTCCTGCTTCAGGATCAGACCGAGTCGTGGACGCAGTCGAACGGCGGCCGCGCGCTCGCTGACAACCAGCGCCGCAACATCGCCGGCATGGGCGGACGGTGGCTCTCCACACCGAACGCGTGGGATCCAACCGAAGAGTCCGTCGCGCAGTACACGTCCGAGCACGAGCACGGCGACGTTCATCACGACGACGTCGACCCGCCCGAAGGACTGTCGATCCGTAACAAGCGCGAACGGCGGCGTGCGCTGAAGCACGTCTACGGCGACTCCTGGTGGGTTGATCTCGATCGCATCGACGCCGAGATCGAAGCTCTCCTGCCGCGCGACCCGGCGCAGGCTGAGCGGTGGTTTCTGAACCGCAAGCAGGCCGAGGGCGCGAAGTATTTCGACGGCGACACGTGGAACAAGCTCGAGAAGAAACCTGCGTACCTCGTTCCGAAGGGAAAGCGGATCACGCTAGGCGTTGACGGCGCACGGTTCGTCGACGCGCTCGCGATCGTCGCTACCGAGGTCAAGACCGGGCATCAGTGGCCGATCGGCATCTGGGAACGCCCAGAGTGGGCTGACGACGACTACGAGCACCCGATGGGCGAGGTCGACGCAGCCTTCGACGACGCAATGACACGCTGGGACGTCTGGCGCGCCTACATCGACCCCGGCTCGAGCGCCGGCAACATCACGCCGCTCGTCGAGAAATGGCAAGGCCGCTACGGCGAGAAGAAGGTCATCCCGTGGCTGATGAACCGGCTGCGGCAGACCGCGATCATCTGCGCCAGCTACGCCGACGCGATCGGCACGAAGAACCTGACGCACAGCGGCGACGAGGTGTTCAGCCGGCACATCAAGAACACCGTTCGGCGCCCAACGAAAATGTACGACGACGACGGCGTACCGCTCTACGTGCTGTCGAAAGATCGTCCCCAGTCCCCACGCAAGATCGACGCCGCCTCTGCGGCTGTCCTGTCATGGGAAGCGCGAAGCGACTGCGTCGCCGCCGGCGAAGTCGAAAAGCGTGTCTACCGAGCTCGCGGCTTCGTCTGAGAGGAGCACCTGTGGCCGATCTAACCAACGTCAAGCCGCTGTCGGCTCCCTGGTGGCTGAACAAGCTGTACCCGCAGCTCATAGCCCGTCAGTCAGGCATTCAGCTGATGGACGACTACTACAGCGGCAACCATCCGCTGCCGTTCCTCACGCCGGCGCACGCCGACAAGATGCGCAACCAATTTCGGCAGATGCTCAACGAGTCGAAGGCGAACTTCATGCGGCTCGTCGTCGACGCGACGGAGGAACGTCTCCGCATCAAAGGGTTCCGGCTCTCCGCTTCGACGAACGAGGCCGCCGACGCTGAGACGTGGCAGCTGTGGCAGGCCAGCGGGATGGATCAGGAATCTCAAACCGCGATGCTCGAGGCGCTCGTGAAGGGCGTCTCATATCTGAGCGTCTGGGCCGGCGACAAGAGCGGCACCGCGTCGATCGCGGTAGAGGATCCGCTGCAGACCATCGTTGCCTATGTTCCCGGCACGAACTATCGGCAGCGCGCAGCCGCGCTCAAGGTGTGGCTCGACGAGAACGCCGGCGTCGTGCGCGCGAACGTTTATCTGCCGGACGGCATCTACAAGTTTCAGCGGAAACCCGACTCGAACGAGAGCAACGCGGCGAACACGATCAGCGCTCGTGCGCCGGTCTGGAATCTGCTGCCCGAAGGGTCGTTCGTCAATAACCCGCTCGGTGTCGTTCCGATCGTGCCGCTCCGCAACCGCCCGCGGCTGCTGTGCGAAGGCGAGTCGGAGATCTCCGACTCGTACTTCATTCAGCAGCAGATCAACGGCTTCCTCTTCCTGCTCGCTCTCGCCGGCTACTTCGGCGCCCATCGTCAGCGCTGGATGACCGGCACGAAGATGATGACGGACGAGGCGAACGAGGAAGAGATGGAGCCGTTCGACGTCGCGATCGACCGGCTGTGGGCATCCGAGAACCCGGAAACACGTTTCGGCGAGTTCAGCCAAACCGACCTCGACCCGTACATCAAGTCGATCGAGCAGAAGGTGCTGCACATCGCAGTCACCACACGCACCCCGCGTCACTACCTGATTCAGGAAGGGCAGTCGCCGTCTGGTGACGCGATCCAGTCCGCAGAGTCCGGTTTGGTGAAGAAGGTTGAGCGCAAGCAGCGCCCGTTCGGCGAAGCGTTCGAGGAGACACTCCGGCTCGCACGTGCGTTCGCCGGTCTTCCCGTGACGCCTCCCGACTCGGAGATCGTCTGGGCTGACCCGGCGACGCCCTCGCTCGCTGTGCTGACCGACGCGGTCATCAAGCAGTACGCCGGCGGTCTGATCCCGTGGGCGGCGGCGCTCGAGAAGCTCGGCTTCTCACCGCAGGAGATCGAGCGCTACCAGAAGTTCCGCATGCAGGACGCGATGATGCGCGCGATCGCGAACCCCGGTGAGGGGTTCGCCCCGGACCCCGGGCCGTCGCAAGTGATGCCGCCGCCGATCGAAGCCTGATCCGGTGAGCGTCTACACGCCTGAAGTCTCTGCGGTGCAGCTGAACGCTGCGTATCAGCAGCAGCGCGTTCGGCTCGGAGCGACGGCAGCATCCGCAGCCGCGTTGCTCTGGGGGCAGCTGCACACAGATCGAGCAGCGACGATTCAGCAGATCGTCGCGCTTGTCGATGCTGGCCAACAGAACATCGTGCGGCTCGTTGAGGCGTACATGGCGCAACGACAGCTGCTCGCCACGGGCAACCTCGCCGATCTCGTCGAGCTCGAGCTGGCTGCGTACACGACAGAGAAGATGCGCGGCCTTCCGGCAGCCGAGGTGTACGCCCGGCCGTTCGGCGCGTACGCGAAGTTCCTCTCTGACGGCGCCGACGAAGCCGACGCTGTACGCGCCGCCCAAGCATCCGTGTCGAAGCTCGCCGCGACCGATCTGCAACTTGCACAGACGCACTCAGCGCGCGACTGGATGAGCGAAAGCGAATGGGTTGTCGGCTACCGCCGCGTCCTCACAGGCGCCCACAGCTGCGACCTCTGCACACTCGCCTCGCAACGCACCTACCGCACCTCCGAGCTGATGCCGATCCATGAGCACTGCGACTGCGGCATCGAACCGCTCTGGGGCCATGAGCCGGTCGCCTCCGTCGGCACCACTGTTCGTGTCGAGAACGACCCCGAGCTTGGGCCGCGGCTGATGGCTGACAACTGGCGCAGCGTAGGGCCGCGCCTGATCGAGCAACCCGCCTAAGGAGGCGCATCCGATGGATGTCTCGCCGAAGCCGTGGGGTCAGTTCTCGCAGAGCGACTACAGCGACTCCCAGTGGGAGAGCGCCTGCATCCTCGACCGCGGCACCGGCAACACGCCGAAGGAGCGCTACGCGCTTCCTGTGCGCGAACCGGACGGCACGCTCAACCGCAACGGCGTACACGCCGCAGCTGCACGGCTCGCAGGCGCCGGCGGCGACATGAACGCAAGCCCGGACGCGAAACGAGCAGCCGCACGCAAGCTCGTCTCGCTCTATCACCAGATCGGGGATCAACCTCCCGACTCGATCACCCGCCTCGCGGGTTAGCACCAAGCGCTGAACGGCGGGGCGCTCAACACCGCCGGACACTCCTCAGGAGGGAACCACCAATGAGGTACA